TGGCCTGAGTTAACCTCTAACTAAAAAAAGGAGAAACACCATGAAAGTCCCGTCTTTTTCCCCACGGCAAAAAAAGCAAGGCATCGAAAATTGGTATCGCATTATACAACCTCCTCTCCCTAACGCCCCGTGGTTCCTCGCTGCCTGCACCCAGGGGGAGGACAAGCCCCACCAGGCAGGGACCTTTTCTACCTACAAAGAGGCGCGCTCGTACGCTCAAGAATTATATCCTCAGCATACGGATTTGACGTGATGACGTATTCCTATTCCTATCAGTCTTTTTTAGAGGCCAAGAGACACCAGAATACAGGCGATGGTTTTGTTCCTATTTCACTCTCTTCTGACCTAAAGGATTTTCAGCGACTCCTGACAGAGTGGGCAATCAGACAAGGGAGAGGGGCAATTTTTGCAAACACCGGATTAGGCAAAACAGTGATGCAACTGGTATGGGCAGAAAATGTGGTTGCCTATACCAATCGGCCGGTACTCATACTCGCTCCTTTGGCCGTATGCCCGCAGACCGTACAAGAAGGGGAAAAATTTGGTATAGAGTGCCATCATAGTAGAGATGGCACGATCAAGCCGGGAATCAATCTAACAAATTATGAGAAGCTTCATCATTTCCAGGCGGACGATTTTTCTGGTTTGGTGTGTGATGAGTCGGCGATATTAAAAAGCTTTGACGGCATAAGACGTGCAGCGATTACCGAGTTTATGCGACGGTTGCCGTATCGACTCCTCTGTACCGCTACCCCCTCCCCTAACGATTATGTCGAGCTGGGAACAAGCAGTGAGGCACTTGGGCATCTAGGCCATATGGACATGCTCACTCGATTCTTTAAAAACAAACAAAATACGATTGATACAAAAGGTCATTATCGCGGACATGCTGCGCCGCGTATGTTTGAGGGGCAACAGTGGCGCTTTAAGGGACACGCAGAAGAACCTTTTTGGCGATGGGTGTGTTCGTGGGCGCGTGCCGTTCGGTCCCCATCTGACATGGGATGTGAAGATTCAGAGTTTCTTTTGCCTCCTTTAAAAGAACAACAACACATGGTCATAAACCGGAAACAGCGGGATGGCATGTTGTTTACACTGCCTTCTGTTGGGCTTCGGGAGCAACGCGAAGAACGCCGCCTGACTATATCGGAACGATGTGAAAAAGCCGCTGATTTGGTCAATGATGGAAAGACGGCTGTGGTCTGGTGTCATTTGAATGCTGAAGGAGACTTATTAGAAAAACTCATTACTGATGCCATTCAGATCAGCGGGAAAGATAAGGACGAAATGAAAGAGGAGAAATTTGATGCGTTTCGGACGGAACAGGCGCGGGTTCTTGTCATCAAGCCAAAAATTGGTGCTTGGGGACTCAACTGGCAGCACTGCGCTCATGTCGTGACATTTCCCAGTCATTCCTTTGAACAATATTATCAGTCCATTCGCCGCTGTTGGCGGTATGGGCAGACACAATCTGTGACGGTGGATATCGTGACGACAGAAGGAGAACGTGATGTTCTCCAGAATTTGCAGCGGAAGCAGGGAGCAGCTGATCGCATGTTTGCGTCTTTAGTGGACAATATGAGTCACGAACTGATTATTGAACCTGTCTCATCTTTTACCGTCCCAGAGGAGAATCCATCATGGCTGTCATAGAACAAAAAATCACGGATCGGTATGCCATTTATAATGGGGACTGCTGCGAGGTCATGCCGACGTTACCAGCAGAAAGCATCCATCTATCTGTCTATAGTCCGCCTTTTGCAGGACTATATCACTACTCTTCGTCTGATCGAGACCTGTCCAATGCCCGGAGTTACGAGGAATTTTTTGAGCACTATGCTTTTGTGGTGCAAGAATTATATCGGTTGACAATGCCCGGACGTATTACGGCGGTCCATTGTATGGACGTGCCTTCTGGGAACTCGGGATGCGACCATTTGGTGGACTTCCCCGGAGATGTGATTCGATTGCATGAGAAAATCGGGTTTCAGTACACAGGTCGGTATGCCATCTGGAAAGAGCCGTTGGCCGTGCGCAATCGAACCATGGCGAAGAACCTGGCCCATAAGACCATTGTGGATGATTCCTCGCGGTGTAGCGTGGCGTCCGCAGATTATCTGTGTGTGTTTCGACGGAAGGGAAAGAATCCTATTCCGATTAGTCATCCCGAGGGGCTGACTGAATATGCGGGAGAACGACAACCTCCGTCGTCTGTTCTGGAGTATCGTGGATGGACAGGAAATCAAATTGAAAACAAGTTCTCACATTGGATTTGGAGACAGTATGCGTCCGCGTTCTGGGATGATGTACGGCTGCATCGAGTACTTCCGTATAAGGCATCCAAGGAGGAGGAAGATGAAAAGCATGTCCATCCTCTGCAACTGGATGTAATCGATCGTTGTCTGACGCTGTGGTCGAATCCTGGCGAGATTGTGTTGACTCCTTTTATGGGGGTAGGGTCAGAGGTCTATTCTGCTGTATCACAGCAACGTCGATCGGTGGGAGTTGAATTAAAACCGACGTATTATCGACAATCCTGTCAGAACTTGGCGTTATTGCACTCCCAACAGACGGAAGTTCTACCCAGTGGACAGCTACTGTTTTCTGATCTGAATACAGAGGAAGATGTGGCATGATTGATCTACGTCAAATACAAGCGGACCATAAAAAATGGCAAGATCAAAACTTTCCAGGGTGGGAGCCGTGGGAGTGTTTGGTTGGTGCTCAGGAAGAACTCGGAGAGCTATGCCACGCATTTCTGAAAGGGCATCAAGGGATACGGGGAAAAAATTTAGATGATGAGGTGTTCCCAGATGAGGCGCGGGACGCGATCGGCGACACCATCGTTTTTCTGATGGGGTTGTGTAATGCATATGGATGGGACCTGGAAAATATTCTTGAAACGACGTGGCAGGACGTGTCACAAAGAAGATGGAGGTGATATGCAGCGACCGTCTCCTTTCTTTGTGTGTGGGCATCCGAAGGTAGAAGAAAACATATTCTGGAGGTTATCTCGTGTTCGATTCACACGAGAATGTCGGATCTGTCGCCGGAGACGAAAATCTCAAGATAAGCGTGTAAAAAAACACTGGCGTATTGAATTTTGTGAGTTATTGCGCGACATTGAGGGTCTGATGAAAAGGAGTTCAGCGTGAATATTACAAAAGACAACACTCGATACACATATACTGGGGGCAGCGTTCCGTTTGGTGTCCCCATCCCCTTGTTTGAAGGCTGACATGATGCACGCTATTTATGTGGTGAGCACGTTTCGGGTATTCTCTTTCTCTTCCTCAGAACGGAACGCTAATAGCGTGCATCATACCAGCCTTCAAATGAAGACGACATGTGTGAAATAATTTCTTTTGTTAGGATTAAATAATGCGTCCGGACAATATTGCGCTGTCAAAAATCCAAGTACTGACTAACAATGCCAAGTTGCACGATATAGATTTGATACAGTCTTCGGTGGAGCGTTTTGGATTCATTGAGCGGATTGTGGTCAACGAAATTACGGGCCATGTATTATCTGGTCACGGCCGTGCGGATTCCTTACGGACCCGATTTGAACAAGGATTGTCCCCGCCAGAAGGGATCACCGTCTCCAAAAAAGAATGGTTGGTGCCTGTTGATTATGTTCAGATTCCGGAAGCAGAAGAAGAAGAAGCGGCGCTTGTGTTGAACCGCGCCGTTGAAAAAGGCGGGTGGAACGACGCTGTTCTGAGCGAGACCCTACAGGGACTTGCTATGGATGACAGTTTGGATGGGTTGGGGTGGGATATGCAGGAAGTGGATCGTCTTGTCCAAAATTTGGAGGGGGAACGGATCGTTTCTGAGGTGGCAGACCGAAAGGCAGCCGAAGAAAAAGAGGCCGTTGTCCACGCGCCCGAGGATGACCCCGAAGCAATTAGTAGCATTCATGCTTTCCGAAGTGATGTAATGTTTCCAGGTACCAATCCCTGGGATATTCCTGATATACGTGCAGATCGTCTCAGTTCTTTAACACCCCATCTTATTTGGGCCAAGCAGCCGATACTGGATAGCGCTGACACGTTGTTTTTGTGGGGCACAAATGCGTTTCCCCCGGAAGCAAAGGGCGGTGTGTTGGGATTCTTTGTGGACGATGGACGATTTACCACGGCCTGGACCGAAGCAGCAGATATCCTTAATAAGCTTGCGCGATTTGGATGGGGTGCGGTCTTGCCGCGCAGATTTCTCATTGTGGCGCAATTGGCCGTTGGTGATTCAAATGTATAATCACTATCGGTCACGGTGGTGTGCGCGATTTTGGCAAGAGGCAGGGCTGGATATTATTCCGATCCTGAGATGGTCGGATGCCCGGACATATGAATGGGTATTCACAGGTATTCCGCAACATGCGCCTGTAGTCGCTGTGGAGTGCCGCTCTATTAAGAGTAAAGAAAATCAAGGGTTATATTTAGAGGGAATATGTGAAGGCATCCGGCAGACACAACCCGAAAAATTAGTGATATACGGCGGGGCCGATCATCGAACGTGGTTAGAGCCTCATTTGACGGAGACCGAAGTGGTGTGGTTGGAGTCTTGGACAACGGTGCGCAGACGTGTAAGATTGAGAGCGGATAAATCTGTAAAATGAAGAAGGGAGGTGAGTGCATATGAAGAAACACAAACAGATGCAGATCAAACGTGGAGGCCGCGGGGGCGGATCATCTTTTACTAGCGGCGTGTTGTAAGTCAGTGACAGGGTACGATTTTAGAGTACCCTGTCCGATATAAGGATAATACATGGCGGAACGAGGACGGAAAGGGAAATATACACCTGATCGGATAGGAAAGATTATGGAAGGTCTCAAGTCCGGGATGACTCGACGCGCGGCGGCTGCGTATGCAGGTGTGTCTCAAGATGTCATTTATGACTGGATCAATAAGAAGGCCAATTTTGCCACACAAGTGATGGAAGCCGAGAACATAGCAGAATCACGTTACACTTCCGTCATTGTGAAAGCAGCTTTCGGTCATGATGTGACGGTGGAGAAAACCGTCACACGGCCAAATGGTGATATCATTACAACAGTAGAAACGAAACGCGAATATGACTGGCAGGCTGCTAAGTGGTGGCTGTCTCGTCGGCGTCGGCAGGACTATGGTGACACACTGAATGTGAACCTTGACAGTGAAATTGATAAGGTCTTGCTAGCTTTGCAGAACGAACTTCCCCCTGTTATTGAAGAGGAAGACTCACACACGGTGCATTGATGACGCCTATCATACAAGCGAATACGCTCCGCATTCCCCCTGATTGGCAGAACTGGCCTGATGTAAACAAACGTCAATTTCTGGAAAAGTTGACCAAAGAGCTAGAGCGCCGGACTGGTCGCAAGGCAGCGGATATCCTCCAAGAACAAAAACAAGGTCAGTCTCAAAATATACAAGTGCAGCGGAAAGCCTTTGTTGATCGCTACTACACCCGTCCTGATTTGTTTGCCGAGGAGTGTATTACGTGGCCCGAGGGCAAGAGTGCGACTCCATATCAACTTGACGGTATGCGTGCTCTTGTCGTGCATCACCGTCATGCGTTGCGTGGTCCTCGGGGCCTGGGTAAGACGGCCATAGCTGCAATCATTATTATCTGGTTTTCTCTTACTCGTTCCATTGCCGGGCATGACTGGAAATGCGTATCGACGGCCAACTATTGGCGACAGCTACAGAAGTTCCTCTGGCCTGAAGTCCACAAATGGGTAGGGCGCGTCAAGTGGAATGGCAAAGTCCCGCGTGAACCTTTGCGCCCTACTAGTGAGATGTTGGGTTTGAGTATCCGCTTGCCACATGGCGAGGCGTTTCCTGTCGCTTCGGATGACCCGGAGTCAATGGAAGGCGCGCACGCCGATCAAGTTTTGTATGTCTTTGACGAGTCGAAGATTATCCCCTCTCCTAGTTGGGATAGCGTTGAAGGAGCCTTTGCCAATGCCTGGGGACCTGATGGACGGGAAGCCTACTGGCTCGCAACCTCGATCCCTGGCGATGCTGAAGGCCGGTTTTACGATATCTGCCGTCAAGCTCCAGGCTATGAGGAATGGAATACACAACAGGTGACACAGGCCGAAGTCATTGCCGCTGGGCAGATGTCTGAAGACTGGGCACGCAGCCGCCTCGCTCAATGGGGCGAACAAAATGAGTTGTATCAAAACCATGTCCTGGGAGAATTTGCCGAAACATCTAGTGATTCCCTGATTCCCCTGGCTTGGATTGAAGCGGCTCAACAGCGATGGTCTGCCTACCACGAGTTGTCGGGTGCTGCCCCAATTGTGCAGATCGGCGTGGATGTAGGGCGTGGCGGGGATAAAACCGTGCTTGCCATGCGGACACACCGCACCGTCACTGAATTGATCCGTACACAAATTGCCGATACGATGGACACGGCTGGTCGAGTGACTGCCAAACTCCGGGCCAACTCTCGCGCGACTGCGATGATAGATCTACCTGGCGTCGGGTCGGGTGTGTATGACAGAGTACGGGAGGATTACCCCAAGCAGACGATAGCGTTTGTTCCGAGCGGCAAAACAGACTTCCTGGATCGAACAGGGGAGTTTGGATTTCCTAATAAGCGATGTGCAGCCTTGTGGAATCTCCGCGAGCTGCTTGATCCACAATTCAAAGAAAACGTCGCCCTTCCCCCTGATGAGCTGCTTACAGGGGACCTGACCAATTTCCGGTATCGGTACATTTCAGGCGGCAAGATTCAAGTGGAGTCTAAGCGGACAGCTTTTGATGAAGGAGAACAAACATTGGTGCAGCGGCTTGGCCACTCGCCGGATGACGGGGATGCCGTTGTGATGGCTTTCTGGGAAGAGCCGGATACAACACCAAAAGGCGTGCAGCGCCGACTTGTTTTGGGGTGAGGAAGGGAGAAAAGCTATGGGTCGATACCTGGACATTGCGAAGCAGTTTGAATCCTCACATAACGCTCAAGTCTCAACCTTTTCCGGTTGGCCCTGTCGCCACTGTGGCAACCCGGCCACTCTTGACGATATGAGCAGCTTGCAACGGTTTTTTCTGACGATGAGACGCGAGGCTATCGCCATCACCTCGTCTATTGACACCCTCTCAGAACCACACATTCTTCGCTTCGTGGATGCGTTGCGTTCGTGCCAAGGGAAAGTTGTCGTGACAGGCATGGGCAAGATCGGCTATGTAGGCGCTCGCTTTGCGATGACTCTGGCCTCCACAGGAACACCTGCCTTTTTCCTGCATCCAGGAGAAGCGCAGCATGGAGACCTGGGGATTCTGAGTTCTGGCGACGTGTTGGTGGCGTGTTCCAACTCTGGTAAGACACGCGAGGTCATCGAAACAGTACAACAGGCGCGCATTATGTACTCAGCCGCAGATGTGCCTATTATTGGAGTAGTGGGACCAGAAGAAAGTGATTTGTGTGAGCATGTGGATTTTGCTGTGGTTTACGGGGTGGTGACTGAAGCATGTCCTCTCGGACTGACGCCAACGAGCAGCCTTGCCGTGGTCAGTGCATTGCTTGACGGTATTGCGCTTGCTCTTATGGAACAAGGAGGCATGACTAAGCAGGACTATGCTGTTCGACACCACGGAGGATATTTAGGTGAGCAAGCAAGAAAATAAGGAGACGGTTTTTCCTTGCCCTCATTACGGGTGAAATTTGAGGAGTAGACTATGCCAGTTGATACAACACACACGACGTACAATTCTCTTGCTCCTCAGTGGCAACGTCTACGAGATGCTTTTGCCGGTAAGGACGCGGTGAAAAGCCTGCTGCATAGAGAAACCTATGTTCCTCGCCTGGAAGGACAAGATGGGGAATGGGAAGGAGACTACGACAAGTATATGGGACGTGCGTTGTGGACAGGCTACTCAGCACGGACACTGACGGGCCTAGTGGGCGCGGTTTTTCGGAAAGAGCCGTTGGTTGATTTTCCTGAGCCTTTTGTTCCTTGGCTGAATGACGTTACTCTGACAGGCCAAACCCTTACCGACTTTGCTCGTGGCGCATTCAAGGAGGCGATGGCTATAAACTGGGCAGGCATTCTTGTCGATATGCCGGTTGAGGGGTCTTCTTTTGATGAACGTCGCCCTTATTTGAGTCTGTACCGCGCCGAAGATATCACTAACTGGCGGATTGATCTGCGCGACGGCCGGCCAACACTCACACAAGTTGTGCTACGCGAGAGAATCGAGGAGCCTGCGGCAGACGGGTTTGGAACAGAAGAGATTGAACAATATAGGGTCCTTGAATTATCCCGGCGGATTGTTCCCTCTACAGTTTCTGGCGGTGTTTCCCTTGTCACGGATGTGTATACTCAGCAGCTCTGGCGTATTGAAGAAGACGTAAACGATAATCCAGAGTGGGTTCCTTTTGGTCCGCCCATAATCCCTGATCGTAAGGGAGAGTCGCTGGCTTCTATTCCCTTTTTTCCGATCAGTGCCAACGGCCCTGAATTTCGGTTAGAGCCATCACGTCTCCTAGACTTAGTGGACGTGAATTATGACCATTTCCGACTTGATGCAGACTATAAACACGGCCTACACTTCACTGCCCTCCCGACTGCCTGGGTAGCAGGATTTGCAACGGATGCTGATCTACGGATAGGATCACAGGCCGCCTGGATTTCAGACAATCCCGCAGCCCGAGCAGGTTTTCTAGAATTCAGTGGAGCAGGGCTCGGGACCATCGCTACTGCCAAAGAGTCGGATGAGAAAATGATGGCCGTGCTCGGTGCGCGGCTTCTCGAAGAATCCAAGCGAGCCGTAGAGGCAGCCGAGACGGTCCAGCTCCGCCAAGCCGGGGAAGAAAGCATCGTCAAGACAGCGGCGCGGGCTCTGAGTTCTTCCCTCTCAAAAGCCCTCTGGGTGGTAGCTTGGTGGGCAGGACAGGACAATCCAACTGCAACCATTGCTCTCAATACAGATATTGTGGCAAGTCAGATGTCGCCAGGCATGTTGACTGCGTTGATGGCGGCACGCCAGGCGGATACTATCTCTGAGCGGACATTTCTTGAAGCGTTAGTTTCAGGCGAGATTATTCAAGGCCGGACATGGGAAGAGGAGCAGGAACTCATTGCCATGACTAGACTTCCTGAACTCCCTGTTCCTGCTATGGAAGAGGATGAGGAAGATGAGGCGGCTTAAATGGATTTCTTCTCTGCGTATTTCAGGCACAATGTGACACCTGCCATCATCGCGGGTCCGTGTGTAATTGAAGACCGCGATATGGCTTTGCGTCACGCTGAGTTATTATCTGAGGCAATGACAGGACTTAGCTGGATCTGGAAATCGTCTTACGATAAAGCAAATAGGACCTCTATCCATTCTTTTCGAGGCGTCGGTATTGAGCGCGGGCTCGGCATCTTGGCCGAAATAAAAGAACAGTTTGGTATTCCTGTTTTGACAGACGTGCATTCCCCAGCTGAAGCAACCCTCGCGGCTGAGGTTGTGGATATGATTCAAGTCCCTGCCTTTCTGTGTCGTCAAACTGATCTACTTGTGGCAGCGGGGCAGACGCAGAAGCCAGTAAACCTCAAGAAAGGGCAGTTTCTCTCTGGTCAGCAGATGGCCTATGCAGCGGAGAAGGTCGCCACAACAGGGAACAAGCAAATCACCTTGACTGAGCGAGGCTCAAGTTTTGGGCAGGGAAATTTAGTTGTAGACTTCCGAGATATCGTGGATATGAAAGCACTTAGCTACCCTGTCATTTTTGACGCAACTCATAGTGTTCAGCTCCCCGTTGCCGAAGCTTCTACAAGAGGGCAGCGGCAATTTGTTGAACCCCTCGCCGCTGCTGCCCTCGCGGTAGGCGTGCATGGTCTCTTCTTTGAGGTCCACGAGAATCCCGCCAAAGCTCTTTCTGATAAAGAGACACAAATCCCCCTTGCTGATTTCCGGCCCATGCTCGACCGCCTCTTTTCTTGATCTTTTTTGTCCTTTTTTGTCCTTTCCTATTGATTTACCATACGGATGAGTATACGTATGGTCATGGGTTTCACTTTTGTCTCATGCAGGACAAGACAAGACGGGACCCGACAAGACAGGACTCGACACGACATGACAAGACAAGACGCGACATGACCCGACACGACATGACCCGACACGATATGACACGACAGGACCAGACTCGACTTGTTTATCTTCTTAGAAAGGAGGACCCCAGATGTGGAAGTATCAATTTCACCTGAATTAAAATGCGTGCGTTGCGGGCATATGTGGCGGCCTCGGCAAAAACAAGTCCGTAGCTGTCCACGTTGCAAATCCGCTCTCTGGGATATCCCAAAGAGAGAAAGGGGAAAAAATGGCGATGAAATTTGAGGTATTGGAGGCTGTACAAGCGGCAATTAATTTGCTCGTTACTCGCCTAAACAAATTACAGATGGGTGAGACAATAACATATGATGAGCTGAGAACAGTGGCTGCTCTGAGTTCCCTCGACGGCAGTTCTTATGCTCTTAGACAAGCCCGAAAAATGCTCCAAGGAGAAGAAAATAAAGTTTTTCTTTGTTTGCGTGGTCAAGGATTGAAGTACATAACCGATCCTGAGATTGTGTCGAGCACTGAACAAGCTCGAAAGAAAATAAACCGTGCCGCTATACGTGGTCTGAAACGCCACCAATGTACGAATATCATGCAGTTGAGTCCAGAGGAGCAGAACTCTTATCGGGTGCATGCAAGTTTGCTGGCAGTGACACATGACATCACAAAAAGACTAGTTGTCCAACGGCTTGCCGTTCGGATGGCTGAGACACAAGAGGCGATGACCAGAGAAGCAACACTTGAGTTTTTGATGCGAAGTCAGAAGCAACCTATAGAGGTTACGGATACATGATTTTCTTTATCTTGACAGGACAGGACGCGACGAGATCGGACAGGACTGGAGCTGACGATATCTGATAAGACGCGATAAGATTCGACTTGACACAAACGTGAAACCGAGAGAACGGCTAATTCTCCCGGCTTCTAACTGCCCGCAAGGAGAGGACCCATGCGAACTGTAAAAGTACACTTATCATCTGTAACCCTTATGCAGCAACGTCGCCCGATAAGCTTGGCAGAATATCCTAAGTTAAGTGGCGAAACAGCTGATGAATATGAGCGTCGTATCTGGCCAGAAGTTGCACACTGGACTTCAAACAAGCCTGACGCAAAGATGTTCATTCCCGCGATGTCTTTTAAGAAGTCTGTGGCTACGGCTGCCAAGCGAACTCCCATCAAAATTCCCGGGCAACGTAATGCGACATACACGAAGTTTTTTGTCAGTGACGTGATGGTCATGGCTGATGTGGTCTTATCAAACACCCGTAGGTCTGAGGTTGAAGGAGCTTGGGTATATGTCCCTGGACAACCGGGCTCGGGCGGGGGATCGAAGGTGTGGAAATGTTTCCCACAAGCACAGTCTTGGAATGCAGCTGTGGATTTTGCAATTTCAGAGGACATAATCACGAAAGAAGTTTTTGAGCTTTACCTGAAAAAGGCTGGGGCAAGTGTTGGAATTGGTGTCTGGCGTCCTGAAGTAGGCGGGTTGAATGGGCGTTTTATGCCGACCAAGTTTGAATGGAGAGAGGATGTCCAAGAGGATCAATTCTTGAAGAATCTGGCAAAACGGGTTTGAGGATTTATAACGAGACACGACACGATGGGACAAGGCTCGACACGACCTGACACGACGCGACTGGACGCGACGTGACTGGACTCGACACGACGTGACCAGACAGGACCTGACGTGACGCGACACGACCAGACTGGACGTGTTTATCACTCAGACAAGGAGGCTGTTTTTCCTGACGGGACCGGACATGACGCGACATGACACGACGAGACGTGACAGGACATGACAGGACATGACCTGACTCGACATGACGAGACTGGACACGACAAGACTGGACGTGTTTATCACTCAGACAAGGAGGCTGTTTTTCCTGACGGGACCGGACGCGACACGACACGACACGACGCGACTGGACACGACCAGACGCGACACGACATGACCCGACACGACATGACGAGACTGGACACGACTCGACCCGACCAGACAGGACGTGTTTATCACTCAGACAAGGAGGCTGTTTTTCCTGACAGGACCTGACGCGACGCGACGCGACAGGACCGGACGCGACATGACCCGACACGACGGGACACGACAGGACAAGACTGGACTGGACACGACAAGACAGGACAAAACTCGACATGCTCAAAAGCCTGGTTATACCGGGCGCGGCTTTTTTGTGACATACTCCCCCTATGCCTTCTGTGAATGAAACTCTTGTCGACTCGTTTACGACACATGCGGTTGATCTGGCACGAGTCGAGGCAAGTATCCAGTCTGATGTTTTTATTTTGCTCCGTAACTTGGAGCGCAATCTCGTCAAAAACCTTGCCTCCTCCGATCCGACGGGCCCTACTCGGACTGCCTTTCAGCGTCGGCGGCTCCAGTCCCTCTTGACTGAGACTCAGATGACGATTCGCGAGAGTTACCAAGACATACGTCGAATAACCCAGGCATCTGTCACGAGTATGGCGCAGGTAGAACAAACGTTTGTCATCCAATCTCTGAACGAAGCTCTGGGGATAGACCTCGTAACCCCGACACTTGATGCGGCTTCTCTTAAAACTTTGACAACCGATACGCTTATTCAAGGTGCTCCGAGCAAGGAGTGGTGGAAGCGACGAGCCTCTACTTTACAGGATCTTTTTATGGACGAAATGCGACAAGGCATGCTCCAGGGCGAACCGCTGGCTCAGCTGCTGCAACGCGTACGCGGAACACGAGCAGGGGGCTTTAAGGACGGCATTATGCGGGTTTCACGTACTAGTGCGGAACGGCTGATACGCTCCTCTGTCCAGACAGCAGCAAATAAGATTCGTAGTGAGGTCATGAACGAGCATAAGGACATTATAAAGGGGAAGCTATGGCATAGCACTTTAGATGCAAGAACAAGCCTTATCTGTCAAGTTCGTGATGGGAGAGTGTACACACTTGATGATGAGCCGGTAGGGCACTCGTACCCTGCATTGGGCGGCGCAGGCGCTGCACATTTTTCTTGCCGTTCGGCCTGGGTGCCACAAACAAAGTCTTGGGCGGAATTGTCGAACAGTCAGGCAGTGACGGTTAATGGCCGCCGTTCGTCTATCCGCAAATCCTATGAGCGGCGTATGGGACAAGCAGGTTTCACTGATGCCGAAATAAAAGAGCGGATTTTCCAGGCTCGATCTTCCATGGATGGGCTGGTCCCTCGTACAACCACTTTTCCTACCTGGTTGCGGCAAAAAGATGCTGCCTCTCCTGGTTTTGGCGCGCAGGTTCTTGGGCCTACACGCTGGAACTTATGGAGGAGTGGGCAGCTCAGTTTCACCGACCTTGTGGATTTCAAAGGTCAGCCTCTTACTGTGGCTGCTTTGCAACAGAAATTGGCCGCTCAGACGGCGTAGTCTCTTCTTTTTTTCTCTTTCTCGGGGTGTTCCAGTACGGGCTTCGGCATCGCGGACAGGTGAGCGGGGTCGCTTGTGGCCGTGGCGCCCATTCATGTGTGCATCGTATGCAGACTTGGATTTTAATCCTTGCTGAAATAGTCGAGTAACTGAGATTTTTCATGGCGTGACAGGATAGGGTTTGGTCAGGCACGGCATGGTCTGGAAAAGGGCAGCAGGATAAAACCCTGCTGCCCTTTTTTGCGTTATCGATTGACATTCCCCCTCTTTTCTTTTTAAAATGCAGATAAACAAACCCCGTTTTCGGTCGGGGTCTGTGTTTGCTGGTTGCACACCAAACACTGCTCAACCGTCTGTGGCGTGTTGAGACGCAGATAAGCTCGGGCGTCTGTGGCGTACCGGGAAAGGATAAAGAATGGCAATAGCCCCATTTGTAGAGACCCTTGACGGTGTAGAGGAGGCGTTTAAGCCGCTGTATGTAGAGACGGAAGGCGGATTCTTGCTCGATGCAGAAATGGATAAACATCCTAGTGTTGTGACTCTAAAGACGGCACTCGATCAGGAACGAGAAAAGCGCAAAAAAGCCAATGAAGCGATAGGAAAGTTCAAGGACGTCGACCTGACTAGGTGGGCGGCCTTATCAGCTATGTCTGATGAGGAACTTTCGGCGTTTCATACGTGGCAAGAAAAACAGACGGACGGATCGGACGACGGGAAAGGCGACGATAATTTTGAAGAACGGCTGGACCGTGTCACACGAAAGATGCGGGCAGATCACAAGAAGGAACTGGAAGCCCGAGACGGCCGTATTGGAGAACTCGATACGGAAAAAGAACGGCTGAATAGTGATCTTCGGAACTTCAAAATCAATCAGCGGCTTCTTGCAGTAGCGCAAAAGAAAGGTGCTCAAGACCCTCAAGATTTTCTTCTCCGTGCAAACGGGGTATGGAAAATGGATGAGGACGGTGAGCCTGCCGCCTATGATGATCTCGGCGATCTGATCCGAGGTCCCGATGGCGTAAAAAAGATCAGTATGGAAGAATGGATAGATGGGATTGGCGCAGAGGCCAAGTACCTATTCAAATCAAGTGCTGGTGGCGGCGCAGGTGGCAGTGGAAATGGAGACAGCAAAGGCAATCGGGCACACTCAAAAAAAGAATTGGGCACGCCTGAGAGAAAAGCTGCTTTCATTGGTGAGTATGGGCAAGATGCGTATCTAGATCTCCCGTCCGGTGAGTAATACGAAACCTTTGGTGTGGGGATATCGAGATGATCTGTGGCAATTGGCAAAGCAAGTGATTTTACCATCTATGATGAGGAGTTCTTTGGCGGTTTTACCGAAATCCAGCAACAGATGTCGGATGCGTTTAATAGCGCAAGCCGAAATGGGCTGCGCCTTCAGCCGTTGCGTCGTAAAGGCGACTACGAGAAAGAGAGTTTCATGCAGGAAGTATCGAGTCTAATCACACGACGCGATACGACCAGCGTAGCTACTGCTACGGACTTGGCGATGACCCAAGATGAGTTTATCGGCGTGAAGATCAATCGAAAAATTGGCCCTGTCTCCCAGACGCTTGACGCGTGGCGGAAGATATCAGAGAACCAACAGACCATGTCGTTTCTCTTGGGGCAGCAGATTGCGAAAGCCGTTATGGTTGATTATGTCAACATGGCTGTTTCAGCCGGTGTGGCGTCCTTACTCGGGCAAACAGCCTTGACCCATGATGCCTCGACTGGGGCAGGGACTGATACCATGTCCCACACATTACTTCTGAGTGCCCTGGCTAAGTTAGGTGATGCAGGTGGCCGAGTTGTAGCTCTAGTCATGCACTCGAAACCATACTATGACCTCATGAAACAAGCGATTACCGATAACATAGTTGATGTTGCCGGTGTATCAATTAACACCGGTGATATTGCGTCTTTTGGCAAACCAGTGATCGTGACCGACAGTACGAACCTGGTGGAGACTTCTGGTTCTTCGGAATCAGTCTATCGGACCTTATTGCTTGTAGAGGATGCGGTTCGTGTCCAAGAGTCGGAAGAACGCGATGTGTTGAGTGAACCTGTCACTGGGCTAGAGAACTTGGCATTTAGAATCCAGGGGGAGTTTGCGTTCAATCTTCGTGTGCGGGGTTTTAAGTGGGATACCACTAATGGGGGATCGAATCCGACTGACGCAGCTGTTGCAACCTCAACGAACTGGGACCTGTCTGCCTCAGATACTCGATCAGGTCCAGGGGCCTTGCTTATAACTGATTAACCCATGTCCGGGGCAGGCTTTCAAGTCTGTCACTTGGTGACTTTCGGCGTCATCACGCCCCCCCCCTATGAGTCTCACGTTAGGCTCACCGTAAGTTTGGGTGGGATGTGAAGACGCCAAAAGTCTTTTTGTTCTTAGCCAAAAAACGACGTGTAGGGGAGTTTTATGGCACGAGTTCTGATGTATGCAGGCCACGGCTTTCTGCCGATGGTCGCCTTTCAACGCGGCATTCGCACAGTTAGTACCCTTCCTCTTGTCCTTCGCGGCGCATCTACGTATGGAGCAAATGACTACGAATCATGCACCGTAGGCATCATGTTCGGCATGAAAGAGCCTCTTAATCGGATGCTCCCCGATCAACGTGCACATGATACACACGTTCTTATTATAGATTTAGGATATCTGAAACGCGGAACAGTAGCAGAAGCACGACAAAACCCTGAAGAAGTGTATTGGTCTGTGAATCTTAATGGGCTAAACGGCTGGGGAGACCCGCCTCCCTCGCCTATGCCTTCTGACCGTTGGAAATCATTGGGTCTTTCTATGGCGAGATGGCAAGATCCGACAGAGGGGCATTTCCTCGTGTGTGGCCAGAAACCACATGACGCTGCACTTGGTGGCGTACAGCCTGGTCAGTGGCTTGTCGAGACCGTATCTCGGCTACGAAGTCTGACAAACAAACAAATTGTTTGGCGGCCCCATCCAGATGACCATTCGAGTCGAAGATTACACATGGCCGCTGAGACAGGAGTGAGGCAGAGCAAGGGCAACCTACTTGCCGAAGATTTAAAGGGATGTGCGGGTTTGATTGCATATAATTCTAATTCTCTTGTCGAAGCTTTACTTGCTGGCGTGCCAATTTATCCTCTTGGTCCAGGGTCAGTTTGCCCGACGATGGGCCATGCTGCTCTGACAGTAGAGACAATAAAGAATCCTCTCAGGCCGGAACGAAATCAGTTTTTTTACGACCTTGCATACCGTCAGTGGAATATCCCGGAATTAGAAGCCGGTTTGGCATGGTCTCATTTCTTTGATTCTAGTGGTATACTCAAATCTTCGGATGCTTCGAGGACAGGTGGGGGTTTGATGTCCTCCTCCCCATCTCCGCGCCGGGGGGCAGCTCGACGCACGTCGAAGCAACCGTTCCCTGCTGTTTCCGCTCCATCACAGCAGGGTCTTTCTCCTGCTGCGCCACCATTCCTGCAGCAGGAGAACCTATCCCCTCCTGCTGCCACCCTTCAGCAGGAGGGGGATTTCCTTGACCCTGAAAATCTAGCGTCGTTAATCCATCCGGGAGAAGAGAAAAAGTAGCATGCTCGGTGATTATATGGACGGCCGCTGGTGGCCGCATATTATGTACTGGCTAGACTGGAACATCTCTACATATCGTGTGAGTTGGTTCGTGTGCGTGTTTGTGATGTATCTTCGTGCTTACTCCCCCTATTCTCAAGATTTCCCTTTTGATGTGACGGGCCTTGTCTTTGTTTTCTTTACGGGAACATGTCTCTGGATTGCTTACTGTGCCTTTTGGTATGGCTGGGGGGTAGGCTGATGCCTCAAGCCCTCGTGTACGAGACCTCCCGTAATCTTCCCAAGACTCGGCGTATCATGTCTGCTGTTGCGGCAGGATTAGAGCGTCGTCACTATGCTATTGAAATACGGGATAGCTGGGAGTATCCCCAAGGAGATGAGACAGAAGCCGACCTTATAGCTATCTGGGGGGATTTCCACGGGACCGAGCGAATATTTGCAGACCGTCATGCTTTTAAGCGGCTCTTGCATATCGACAACGGATATATTCAGCGGGGTCACTTCAAAGGGTATTATAGTGTCACCTACAATGCCAAACAGGCGCATCGCGTCCTCTGGGAATTGCCTTGCCCTTCGGGAGATCGTTGGCGGGCGCTAGGGGAGTCGATACACCGGTGGCGGAAAAGTGGCAGTAAGATCCTCGCCCTTGGGCTGTCTCGTAAGCAATGTGGAAACTTAGGATTCGAGTATCCCAGCGTGAATCGCGAATTGCAGAGGGCGTTGCATACTGCGACAAATATGCCTGTGGCCATGCGCGAGAAACGGTATGACCAGAAAGATGAACCCCTGCGGGATGTGTTACGCAAAGGATCGTGGCACAGTGTGGCGGGTTACCATACTAAAGGGCTAATCGAAGCGCTCCTTGAAGGGCGTCCTATCTTAGCGTTACATCCTTGCGCTGCGCAGTCTATGGGAAATGAATCCTTGGAGGAAGTTCTCACGCCCTGTTATCCAGACAACCGCGAGGAGTTCTTCATCCGCCTGGCCTATCACCAATGGACTTTAGAAGAGATTCGACAAAGCCATCCGTGGAGAAAAGATAGCCCGTTGCGGATTATTGGGAGGATTACCTGATGCGTCACATTGCCCTGTACTATGATGCTTCCAGTTCTCGTGGGCGGTCTGTTATCAATACCCTTATGGCGGGTATTGCGCAGGCAGACCTGGGTGATAAAGTCGCCATCTATACTGAACAGGAATACAAAAAAGGCATACACGGCGACATCGTGTGTTGGTATGGTCTCTCGGGAAAGTTGATGGACTTGGCCCATCTTCTCTGGGAAAGCAAGACCCCTAACGTTTTTTTTGACCTCCCGTATTGGGGCAGGAAGCACGAACCCCACCCTCAGCATCATCGCTTTGCTTTAAATGCCCATCAGCCTACTAAGTATTTTCAGCAAGGACGTGAACCAGAACGGTTTCTGGCGTTTAATCGGCCTATAAAACCGTGGCGAGAAACAAGTCAAGCTGGCGCGGTCTTGGTTGCTGGCATGAGTGACAAGCAAACGCAAGCCTGGGGATTGGGGCCGAGCTGGGAGTTTCATGTCGAGCTGATCGAAAAGTTTAAAAGGCAATGGGGCGACTGGGTGGGCAAAGATCCTCCCCCTATTGCCTGGCGACCTAAGCCTGCTTGCAGGGTAAGCAGACGCCCTATCCCAGGCACGCGCTACGCTGATGGGTTATTATCGGAGGAATTGCAGAGATCCCTTTTGGTTTATACATACCGGAGTAACACAGCCATAGACGGGTTGATTGAAGGAGTCCCCTGTGAAGTGGTAGGGAGCGACCACCCTGCGTATGTTTTGAGTTGCAAGGACCCGATTTCTCAAGACGTTCGTCTCCAGTTCTGTGCCGATCTAGCATACTGCCAAACGTCCATGCAAGAACTTCGGAACGGACGAGCGTGGAAGTTTATCAGCAATCAATTGGGAGAGCTTCCATGATGGGCAACGTTTGTATGGACTGTAGATACTCAGTTATTTTTACGAGTAATGAGCTTTATTGTAATTTATATGGGAACATGAAAACGGAAGACTATTTCGCTATAGAGGGGATAGAACAGAAATCAACTCCACTTTGTGGAAGAGAGGCGAAGGGGGGTATTCGTGCGGGATTTCTCCAGCGAGCGGCACGGCGAGTTCATTATTCAAGGGGATCAGGAGACTAGCATGCACGTCACCTTCTTTGCCGTGGAGAAAGACCGAGAAGACAAGCTGGCCGCCTCATTCTGTGAGGGGGTAAAGCGTAGCCGTACAGACACCTGTGAGGTCGTTCGTCCGGCTTCCTACCCTGCCCCGAATCCACGTACTGATGTGGCGGTCATGATTGGCGTTAAAGGGTATTCCCGTCGCCTCCTTGACAATCATCTTGAAGCAGGAAAACACACGGTCTATATCGATAAAGGGTATCTTGGCGGGCGGAGTGCCTATTTTAGGATGAGCGTAAACAGCTTCCAGCCGCTTGCCTACTTCCAGAAAACTCCACGGCCTGATGATCGGCTACGTGCACTGTCTGTGAACATGCTCCCGATGCGAACGCAAGGGAGCCACATTATTATTGCAGGAGGGTCACTTAAGTATGCCAAATGGCATGGGCTGCATACCGGGCAAAGTGTGGACCCGATGACCGAATGGGCACGGAAGTCCCTGAAGCGGGTTGGTAAGTACACAAATCGTCCCCTTATTTATAGACCGAAGCCGTCATGGAAAGAGGCGGTGTCCCTTTCTGGAGCACGGTTTTCGCGGCCGCCTGAACTGCTTGCTCACCTTCTCCCCGATGCTTGGGCACTGGTGACCTTTGGCAGCAATGCTGCCGTTGAGGCGCTTACTGCTGGGGTTCCTGTTATCGTCACTGGGGATGGGATAGCGAGACCACTGGCTCGTACACAAGAGGAGAATATAGACGACCTTTTTATCCCCTCTGACGCAGTGCGCCGACAGTGGCTGGCAGATATGGCGTATTGTCAGTTTAATGTCCAAGAAATGGAATCAGGACTGGCCTGGAAGATCCTGAGGGAACAAATTGCATGCCGCTGAGTGACGAGGGCATCCGGCTTCAGAAGCAGTATCAGAAGATGCATCGAGAGAGGCATTTTCAAGGGATCGGCTGTTTTAACTATTACTGGGAGATACGGGATTTGGTGAAAGAGACACACGCCCTTTCTCTGCTGGACTACGGGTGTGGGAAAGGGCGGCAGTTCAACACTGAGTCTAAGGTATTGCACGGCAAGCTTGGTGTTTATATCGACTCGTGGCAGGAAGGGCTCGGAGTGGGGGTATTAACGGGATATGACCCTGCCTGCGGTGAATGGGCAAAACGACCCGAAGGTTCTTTTGATGGCGTTTACTGCTGCAGCGTTCTGGAGCATTTATATGAACACGATGCACCGTTTGTGTTGCGTGACATTTTCCAGTATGCCCAGAAGTTTGTTTTCATTGCTGTGGGGACAACTCCAGCCCAAAAGAATCTCCCTGATGGACGAAACGCCCATATTACCGTGCAGCCGATCAGTTGGTGGGAAGATATGACCAGATCTATTGCAACGGAATATCCAGGTATTATATGGATGATTAGCGAAGAACGGGAAAAAGATGTCGTCGTGGGATAAAGTAGAGCGGGCTCTGCAAAACTCAGTTGATATCGTGGTCGCTGCTTTGCTACAAGGACGGGGGCGGCGGGCTATTGATGGCGGGGCCTATAAGGGATTCTTCGCCCGCTTACTCCCTCCCTTTTTCCAGCATGTCGAGATGTTTGAGCCAAACGGTTTTGTTCATCCAGCGCTCACTGCAAACACGTATGTATATGACTGCATGACGTTACACCCCGAAGGACTGAGCAATAAAGCAGGCTATGCCAGACTAGGCAATCCTGATGCGAGCAATCGAGATTTCTTCTATCTTCGAGAAGACACAGGGCCTGTTTCCTTAGTGCCACTCGATGAGTTTGCTTTTAGGGATGTGGATCTCATAAAGCTGAATATTGAAGGAATGGAATTGGCGGCTCTTCATGGGAGCCGTCAGACTATTGCTCGATGTCGGCCACTGATCCTTGTAGAAGAGAAAGGGCATGGTGAGCGGTTTGGGGTGTCCGCAGGCTCTATTGCGGCTTTCTTAGCCCCCTTTGGGTATCTCCGCACGACTCGTTCAAAAGGAATGTGGCTGTATGCCACGAAGAAAAAGGGGGCGTGATGCCTGCTAGTGGACGAAAACCGGATGAACAAGAAAAAGTCATTTGTCCCAATAGCCGGATAGGAAAGGAGTACGCTCCCCATCGCGTTTGGGTAGATTCTAAAGGGCGGCTTGTCGGAGAAATTGCTAAGCACGTTCACCCGAGACAAAAACGAGAAGATTGCGCTTATTCTGGTCATGTTGTGCCGGTTAAGCGGACAGATAAGAAAGAATAGCTATGCTGAATTGGGACGTATTACGGGTAACAGATACCATTTTTCAGCCTTTTCCTCACGTCTTAGCGGAGAATGTCTTTCAGGAAGAAGACTATCAGCTTCTTCTTCAGACAATCCCCCCATCCGAGGTCTACGATGCCAAAATCAAGAATGAGCGGGGCAAGGCACATCGTCTAGATTGTCCTCTCGGGTCCTTAGACTCCGACATTTGGCGGGCATTGGATGCTGAATTGAGGAGCGACGACTTGTGGCACTGGGTACGGAAAAGGTTTGAGCGGCTAGACTTGCCTGACTACGGCATGATTGACATTCGTCTCTTTCAAGATTTGCCTGGCTACTACCTAGCTCCGCATACGGATGCTAAGAGCAAGATCGTAACGCTTATCTTTTACCTCGCGCAGAATCGCCAACACGCTGCTTGGGGAACTCGTCTTTATACCGCAGCGGAGGATACTCTGCCCAACACACAGCTTGTATCCTACCGCCCAAATACGATGCTTGGCTTTGTCCGATCTGCTACGAGCTGGCATGGGTGTCGCCCTATTAGCGGGACACGTAACACTCTACAAGTGATTTATCGTTCTGCCACGACGGGGAAATGATATGGGTGTAATCTGCAATGGCTTGCAAAAGAGCGGTGTTCGTCTCCTACAGCGCGCTGTGGAGTTGATGGGCTGGACGCCTGCCCCTGATAAGTTCAGCCGAACGGTGACGAAAAGGGAATGGAGGCACGAGCCGTATGGCCCTGGATTCTGTACCCTTGGCGAGCACGAAGTTGCCTATACGCATATCCCCTATCCTGCCGATATCGGCAAGCATCAGTTTATCGGCATCATTCGCGATCCCCGAAATGTATTGATTTCGGCATATCGCTGGCAATACCGTCACAATCCTTTAACTGCAACAGAAGCACGGACATCTTTAGAGCACATGATGACGCCACGCTTTTTTATGCGAGCCTCTCAGTTTGTGGATTGGCCAAGACATCGTCTCGTCTTTCGTTTTGAAGATATGGTTGGGCCAAGCAGAGAAATACATGTTCAGGTTCTAGCCGACATTTTAGAGGTTGAGATAGACGCAGAAACAATCGCGGCGCAGATGATTGGGGGGACACGAACGTATCAGCCTCAACATAGCCGTTGGCAAGACATCTGGACACCTGACCTTGATAAGCGATGGAAAGAAAGAGGCGGGGAGGATCTTGTTAAAGCGTATGGATACACCCAGGAGGGAGAAGAAGGCGGTGTCGAATGGAAAAGATAACACATATCTCAGTTGACAAGGAATCGCCCTATTATAGCAAAGAAAGTGACATTATTGCCGTCTACTTCAATGGAATTTTGCTTGATAACTACTGTGAGGCAGACAGTGATGAGGGCTGGGTTGAGGTTTATGACCAGGACTTGAAAGGCAATCTGATTATGGAGAATGCGACTACGCCGCGTATTATTCGCGTCTCTGGGAGAGTTCGGCTAGAAAAGAAAAAGCAGGCGGCATGACGGAGTCGATTCGCATTTTTATTGGGTATGACGGCGGCGAGGGGCTCGCTAGCCTTATTTGTCAGAAGTCTATTTGGCGTCGAACAGACCACCCCTTGCAAATCTTTCTCCTAGATCAACGCATACTTCGTTCCCTCGGTTTGTATATCCGGGACCGAGATCCTCGTGCCTCGACGGAGTTTACGTACACTCGTTTTCTGGTCCCCGCCTTGTGTGGCTACCAGGGCTGGGCACTCTTTGTTGATGCTGACTTCCTCTTCCAGGCTGACATTTCTGAACTCTGGGCACTGCGCGATTCAAGGTATGCCGTGCAGGTTGTCAAACATAATTACCAGCCAGAGGAGACAACAAAGATGGGGGGCATTCCTCAGGCACAGTATCCTCGGAAGAATTGGAGTAGCCTCATCCTGTGGAACTGTGGGCATGAAGCAAGCCGAACGTTAGCCCTTCACACGATAAACTCCCAGTCCGGGGCATATCTCCATCGATTTCAATGGGTGTTGGATCAACATATTGGCTCTTTACCGGCTGCTTGGAACCATCTTGAACCCCAGGGTGTGACTGACCAATTGCCCAAGGCTATTCATTATACAATGGGCATTCCTGGCATCCATCGAGGATCATTTAATTTCACCTCGGAGTGGGAGGACGAAGTCCGAGCGTGAATCACCGCCTTCTGCTGATTTTCCTACACCACAGCAGAAGCTGAGGTCAGATGCTGCGTCTGTGGCGGAGCGTCTGACCTCTTAGCTAACATATAAGCAACATGAAATACTCTAGAGAACATCCAAGCCCTCAATGTCAGGCGCTTATTGCCAAGTATACGGAGTGGCATCGGCATGGCCAAATCAAGCAATGGAAAGGGCGCGGGTTACCTTGTGCGCGTCAGATGCGCGAGGAAGTGCCTCCTGATGCAGCGTATACGGTTTTAGACTATGGCTGTGGGAAGGGGGAGTATATTCGAGACCAGACGTGGGATGTTCCTGGTGTTGCTTTAGTCACAGGATACGATCCTGCGGTTTCTGTCTGGGCTACGCCTCCTCAAGGGACGTTTGACTATGTTGTGACAAAAGACGTTCTTGAACATTTGACGCCAGAGGATATAGACTGGGTATTAGAAGAAATGTTTTCCTTAGCGCAGCGGAAGGTTTGGGTTATTGTGGGTACATATGCGAGAGGAAAACCTTTCCCCGACGGTAGCGGGAACAGTAATACGCTTGTGTGGAAGCCTAACAAATGGGCGGAGATATTGAAGAGCTACGAGAACAGATTTGGAGTGCCTTGTTATGCCAGAATCAAAACCTGATTTTTCCATGGGCCTGGAAATAGACGCAAAAACAGGGGATCTGGTTCAGGTCAACAATATCTGGCTTCCTGCATCCGACACGCATTTCAGGGAGACGGTTGAAAAGACCGGGAATTATCTTATTGAACGCCTATGGGCGGGGATGAGCTACTGCCCGACGAAGCATGTGGCGATAGACATTGGTGCGCATGTTGGGTTGTGGACACGAGTCATGATAGAACAGTTTACTGAGGTGTACGCTTTTGAACCTGATCCGACTAACTATGCATGTTTGGTTAAGAACGTAGCAGCCGTGCCAGGAACGGTGCATCTTCACAATGTGGCAGTAGGCAGGTCCCATGGAAGAGGACGGATGTTGGCGGACCCGCTGCCCAAGCGGCAAGGGAATACTGGCGCACGTTTCATGCAATCTGGCCTAAACGGGCCAGTCCTTGTCGCTACCTTAGATGAATTGAATTTATCCCACTGTGACTTCATCAAGATTGATGTTGAGGGAGCCGAGCTGGATGTTCTCATAGGGGCTTATGCTACGATTCTGCGGTGTCGGCCTGTTATTATGCTTGAAGTAGGAAAGACCCCTCCTGAGCGTTTTGGGCATACAGCTGAAGAGCCTATGAGATACCTGGAAAAGATGGGCATGAAATTGGAACTGGAGATGCGGGCAGATAAGGTGTTCATGTGGACGATACCAACACTGTAACTCTTGTTACGACATTCAATCATACGCTCTGGGAGCGGTATGCTCGGCTGTGTTTACGTTCGTGGGCAAGCCATCTTCCTGAATCCATCGATGTTTGGGTCTATGATGAAAGTGGAGTTGGGCAGAGCAATGGGCAACAGGGAAAGTGGCCTGCTCACTGGGAGTGGCAAGACCCGTTTGAATATGCTGCCTACCGAGAGTTTATGAATGACCATACTACGCAGAATATTCAGGATTATCGGCGGGATGTTCGACGGTTTGCTCACAAAGTCTTTGCGCTAGGACATGCGTCCCTTCACTGCCGGTCCGAGTATCTGATATGGCTGGATGCAGACGTGTTCATTTTTGAAGACATACCCGCAGACTTTTTCCCTTCACTTTTTAACGGACATTTTCTTTTTTACTTGAGTCGCCATGCCTATACTCACTCCGAGTGTGGCTGTTGGGGGATGGATACGCGTCTTGCTACACGACCTTTTTTTCCTCTTGCTTTGGAAGCACTCTATCGTTCTGGGTCAGTTCTAGATTTACCTGAACAGCACGACAGTTTTGTTTTTGACTGGCTCCGTAAGCGTCAAGAAAGTGCGGGATTGATTACGAGTCACGATTTGACACCGCATGTTCCTAAGGGGCATGCTTGGCTAGCAAGTCCTCTAGCCTCGTACATGGACCACTGGAAAGGGGATCGTTGGAAGACTTTTAAGAGTTGGCAAGAAGATGTGTCAGGCATGACTGGACGGGGAATTAAGTTGAACCTGACTCATCCTTACTGGCGAAATCTCCCGAGTCGAGTAGGAGCACGAAAATGAAATCATGGACAGAAAGACGGTTGGCTGTGGCTTGACAAGCCGGCCCAATCCTCGGCCTAATAGGCTAGAGGAAGGAACAGAGGTATGGCGCTTACACTTGATGCGACGGTTGGTGGGACAGATAGCAACACATACTGCACGCTTGCCGAGGCAGACACCTATCACGACAGTCGCCTAGATAACACGAATTGGACAGCGGCCACGGACGATAACAAGAACCGCGCTCTTGTGACAGCTACGCGACTACTGGATGAATGGACGCGCTGGAAGGGGTCCTCTAATACAAGCACTCAATCCCTTTTATGGCCTCGGATAGACGTGTTGGATCGTCAGGGATTAGAATTTTCCGCTTTAATAATTCCTGCGTTCCTCAAGGACGCAGAAGCAGAGTTTGCATTCTGGCTGCTCGGGTCCGATCGCACAGCCGACTCCGACACTAGGGGTTTCTCCTCCCTCAGTGCCGGAGCGGTGAGTGCGAACATTGATAAGTTTGATCGCCCGCACGTCGTCCCAGATAGCGTCAGTTCCATGCTTAGCTTTTATGGGGAGGTTCGCTCAATGCGTCCAAGCATGGCGCGTCTGGTGCGCGCCTAAAGAAGATAAGCCATGGGACTCCAGGACACCTTTAAGAATGTGGCGAAAGCGGCAGCTAACGCCCTGGGGGACGTGGTAGAGGTGGTGACCTATCGAAAAATCACCGCAACGGCGTATGCTCCGGCTACCTCAGCCACTCCTACAGAAACAGCAACAATCATTGCCGATATTGATGCCGTATGGTCTGATATCCGTAGTCAGCGTGTGGATGGGCAGGGTGTGAATATTCGACAGCGACAGGTGGTACTCTTTGGAAAGGACTTAGGAACGACTATTCCCACTGAAGATGGAGAAATCCACCGTGTTTCTGGGGATTTGTTTGATCATACCGGGGCAGGGACAGCAGATGACTTTTCGTTTGAAGCCGATCCATACAACGCTATTCGAGGCGCGAGCCTAGGGAGTATTGCTGTAGGGCAGTGGATACATACAGCCTTTGCCGCAGAAAGCGGTAACACCGGAATCGCGAAGGTTACGGGTATCAACACAGATCTCATCGTTGTCGATAAATCTCTTACAGCAGAAGATTCCTCGGTAGCGCGGATTAGGGATGTAGAGATTTGGCGGATTATAGGGCCTGTAGTAGCCGATCCAGCAGGGGCCACGTATACCTGCCTAGTGAGACAATAATGACAGGTAAGGAGTTCGCTGCGGGCCTGAATAAACTGGCGGAGGCTCTTGATAGCGAGGTTTCTACAGTCATTAGGAAAGTGACTATTGACGTCTGGGGACGCCTTACAGAAGAGACGCCTGTCCTGTCTGGACGGGCACGAGCCAGTTGGCGTATTCGGCGGACAAATCCGGGCGAGAGGGCGGTAGGCGTCAAGCCCCCCGGGACATATGCTCGCCCTACTGAGCCAGAAGGGCTTACTTCACAGCGAAACGTTGAAGGGGCAGCTGTTCTGTACATTGTGAATGGCTTACCGTATATTCAGAGACTTAATGACGGCTGGAGTCAAAAGGCTCCAGCTGGATTTGTAGAAATGGCCGTCGCGGAAGTGCTGGCCAGTGTGGACGTGGAACTCGAAGCATTGTTACTCAAAGGTGTAGGGTAGGGATGATGGACGAGCGGTGGGTTTTGATGCTGTTAGAGATGCGATAGAACAGCGCCTTGAGGCTAACTGGACAACGACTCCCATCCGATGGGAAAATGTCCCGTTCGTGCAACCGAGCCGCAATGCAGCTGTTCCCGCATGGATTACCCTTTCGATTCGAGGTAACCGCGAAGGCGGCCGTGCCTCAGTCGGTACGACAGTGCCGCTCCGGCGCTACAACTACACGCTCATCAATCAGATCTTTGTTCCTGAAGAATCAGGGACCGAACTCGCATACCAATATGCTGACAGTGTAGGCAGCATATGGCGTGATGTGAGTTTTGCAGCGGGCGCAACCGGAACGATCCGCTGTTGGGAGCCGAATGTAGAAGAAATTGGGCCCGACGGGACCGGCTGGTATCAGCTGAATCTTGTCACAAACTTTCAGCGGGATGACCGTTTTACCTAAGATTTGGTGTGGGGGAAGTACAGATGAGTTATGGCAATTGCTGCGTCAGATCGTATGAAAGTGCGGCGCAAAACCACAGCCGAGGCATCGTGGGGGGAGACACCATCCACTCCGGCAATGACCGAATTCAATGCAACCTCGGCGAATTTTAATTCGGGAAAAACAACCGCTAAATCTGCTATTATTCGTTCAGACAGACAAGTCACAGACATCATCCAAACGGGGTTCAGCGCTACGGGTGATTTTGGATTTGAGCTGATTTACGGCGAACTCGAATGGGCAATGGAAAGCCTTTTCGGGAACACCTTTAGTGCTGCTCTTACCTATACAGGGGCAGGTAGCACCGATAATTTCTCTTTTGAGGCTGATCCCTATAATACGATCCGTGGTCCTAGCCTGGAGAACTTTGTTGTCGGTCAGTGGATTGAAATCTCCGGGGCCTCTGTTGCTGCAAACAACGGACGCTGGCGTATTTCAGGTGTTAATACCAACACCATTGTCGTCAATGGTCCGCTCTCTACAGAAGCTGATTCGACAGCGACCATCAAAGGCGATGGGCACTTAGAGCTAGGCACGTCAGAAATCAGCTATCTCTTAGAACAAGAGTTCAATGACATTACTCGGTTCAAGTACGAAACGGGTGCGCGCATGTCGCAGCTGTCCATGAACTTCACCTCACGCGCCATCATCACCGGTACGTTTAACTGGATGGCAAAGGACCTGACTCAGCAGGCGACCACGATTGGAGACGGAGCCAGCACGGTTGCGTCTACAAACAATGTCATGAACGCCTCGACAGATGTGGGTGCGATCATGAAAGACTACGTCACTCTATCTACGGCTATCCGATCTATTGCCTTCACGGTAAACGGCAGTCTTCGTGCACCGGACAAAATCGGCAGTACGACCGTTGCTGAAATCAATGACGGGACATTTGTTGTAGACGGCACCCTAGAGGCGTATTTCGAGGATGCCACTCTGTATGCAGATGCTCTGGCTCATACGACGGTGGCCCTGTCCTGGGAAGTCTCAGATGATGATGGCAACCGCTACGTATTTACCCTCCCCGCTGTGAAACTGACAGGCGATCCTAATGCCGGCGGTCAGAACCAGGACGTGATGGTCTCACTCGCTTTTGAAGGGTACCGCGACCCCGCTTCGGGGACAACTATCCAGGTCGATAAGTTTGCGGCCTAGGATAACTCAATAAAGGATTCTGTATGGCTCTGAATTTGCAAGCCGCAAAGATCAATGCGGCAGTCAGCTCTGAGGGGCGTTGGGTAATGCTTTCAGAGGGTGGGGAGGTACTGGTGGCACGCTGGGATAACCCGGCATTCCGCTCGTTACAGACGAAATTGCAACAGGAGTATCGCCGCCCCGCTCCGGGGCGGAAGCATATTAAAGGCCGGACTGTTCCTCCAGAGATTGCTGAGGAGATGAACTACCGGCTTGTCTTAGACACCATCCTGCTTGACTGGAGGGATATTGAAGAGTCTCCAGGGGCAGCATTCCCTTACTCCAAAGGGAATGCAAAGGACTTGTTAGGGAAGGAAGAATATCGTTGGATCTTTGATGAGATTGTGAATGCCGCTTTAGATGAGTCTTCCTACCGCGCAGAAGAACTAGAAGAAGACATTGAAAATTTACCGAGGTCCTTACCTGGCAACTCGAACATGGTAAGGACGTTGACTGGCTAGAAGAACTCGAAGAAGAAGGAAAAGCGATTCCTCGGATGCTACAGGACCGACCTGAGTTAGATGTCCATCTGAGGATTCCTTGGGACACGTTCTGGGTACTCACTTCGAGTCGAGTGGTGAGTGGTATGGGAGGTGTATCAGGGATTCTCCCCAGTGAGATCTTAGTACATCTTCAATGGCTCGGCATCCGAGAACACACTCTTCAAGACATTCTTTTCAGGCAAGTACTAGCAATGGATGGCGTGTATTTAAAGTGGCAATCAGATAAGGCCGAACAACGGCGAAATACAAAGTAGCATGGCACGTACTCTTACTATTAAGATAGATGCTTCAGGGGCGGTGACGGGGGGCCGTCTTGCCGAAAAAGCTATTGATGGTGTGGGTGATGCTGCCACTGATCTAGATAAAAAAACTCAGAGGATGCAGGGTTCACTTAATCGCGCTGCAAAAACAATGCAGTCAGCTGGGCGGAATATGTCGTTGTACCTGACGACTCCCCTTACCGCTCTTAGTGTTCTTGTTCTCCGTACTGCCGGTAATTTTGAGGAGGGCATGAACCGAGTTCAAGCTGTGTCAGGAGCAACGCGAGTACAAATGGCGGCGCTCTCAACAGAAGCACGTAGACTAGGCGCAGAGACGCGCTTTTCAGCAGAACAAGCTGCTGATGCTTTGGGCTTTTTGGCCATGGCAGGTTTCGGTGCAGAGAAGTCTCTGTCTTCCTTAGAAGGCACTTTGCAACTAGCAGCTGCCGCACAACTCGGTCTCGGTCAATCAGCAGATATCGTTTCAAATATTTTGACTGGCTTCGCTTTAAATACGGAGGACTTGACTCGGGTCAATGATGTCTTGGTCAATACCTTTACGACCACAAATACAAATCTTGTTCAACTTGGGGAGGCTTTTAAATTTGTTGGGCCTATTGCTGCCTCGGCAGGGGTAACAATCGAAGAAACTGCTGCTGCTATAGGATTATTGGGCAATGCCGGTTTACAGGCGACGCTTGGTGGGACCGCCCTACGTGGAATGTTCACTCGCTTATTGAGTCCGTCAAACGAAGCAAAAGAAATCCTTGATGAATTTGGTATTAGTGCTGTAGATGCTCATGGAAAGCTCCTCCCTTTAACCGATATTCTCCGACAACTCGGCCCCTTGGCTAGTGACACAGCACGTCTTATGGCTGTTTTTGGTGAGCGTGCGGGGCCTGGTGTTGCGGCTCTCTTGAGCCAGGGAGTAGATGCATTAGAGGACCAAATAGAAAGGGTAAAACAAAGCGGCACAGCGGCGCGCGTGGCAGAGATCCAAATGCAAGGATTAAATGCTAAATTAGATGCGCTCTCCTCTGCTTTTTCGGAACTGCAACTAGCTATCGCTGACGCTGGGCTCTTGGAGTTCGCCACAAATGGTGCGACAAGCCTCGCAAACTTTACTCGGGAATTAGCTAAGCTAGACCCCGCAGTCTTATCATTTGCAACAGCCTTGACAGCCTTGACAGCCTTGACTGGGCCTCTTTTATTGTTTGCTGGAGCAACTGCGAAGGCACTAGCCGCTTTGGCCGTATTTGCTGCCCCAGCAGCAATGTTGACGGGGATCGG